TTAGCTGATATACGTGGTGCTAAAGCACAAGCTAGAATGGAACAAAAATTAGGAGTTTCTGTTACAAAACCTAAAGATAGACCTGTATCTTTTTATAGTAGAAAACAAGATGTTCCAGCAGTTACTAGACGAGAAAATGAATTTATAAAAAAATTAAAACGTGATATGGGTTATTAATGTCCAATGAGTTATATCTTAATGATACACAACTTAATGATCCAATAAACGACCTTCAAGACGGGATCCAAGATCCTACACAATCTCAAGAACAATCACCTCCTGGTTTCTTTTCATCATTGCGTAACCCTGTAGAGTTAATGCTTGAAGACTCTTTACCTGCTTCTTTATATCAATGGATGACAGGCAATACTAAAAAAGTACAAGCTGAAAAAGCTTTAAAGTTTTTACAACAATATCCTCAATTAGAAGGTTCTGGTCAATACAATGAAGCTTTACGTATTTATAAAAAATTTGGATATCTATTAGAAAATGACGAAGAACATTCTTTTGATGCAAAAGAAATATTAAATATGGCTAAAAAGTATCCTGGTGTAATGGGAGCAGAATTAGTCAATATGTTAATTGCAGATCCTTATTTATTACTTCTTCCATCTACCATGTTTTCTAAATTAGGTAGAGGTATGGTAAATGCTGGTAAATTAAAATACTCTAATAAGTTTAAATCATTACCTACTAAAGCTAAAGATATAATTTCATTACAAGCTAAACGAGATATTAAACATGGTGCTATGGCATCTGTATTATTACCATTTGCATTTAGTACTGGTTTACAATTAGGAGAAAAAGGTGAGATATCTGCAAGTCGTACTACAGCAGAAACTACTTTTGGAGCAACTGCTGGATTACTTATGTCATTAACATTTGGTGGTATATCAGCATTAGCTAGTAGAGATATAGGAATTGATCCTGCTAAATTTAATGAATCATTTATTAAACGTGTTAACAGTTATAAAAATCCTTTAGATGCTTTAGAATTTAATGAAAATGGAGTTATTAAATCACTAGATGATACATTAAAAGATCTTAGAGCTACAATTAAAGATTTAGATCCAGTAACTAAATATGAAATTATTATTGGTGGTAAACCTTTTAAGTTTACTAAAGCCGAAGCTGAAGCAGCTTCTATTACTTCTAATGTAAGAACAGTTAGAGAATCAGCTTATGATGCTATTAAAAGTTCTGCTATTAAAGCAAGTAGTCTTGGAACAATAGGTGCAGTAGCACAATTCTTAACTGAAGAAGACGAAAAATTAAAAGAATCTTTAATTGGTTTTGGTGCTGGAGTAAGTGTATATGCTGCATATAAAGGATTGGCTAAAGCATTTGGTTGGGCAAAAAAAGTTCCTCAAGCTACAGTTGATTTTGAAATAATGGAACAAGCCACTAATATTTTAAACGCTAAAGTAAATAGCGAAGTTGGCAATATTATTGCTATGTTTAAAAATGTTGTTCCTGAACCTACTAGCCGTAGAAAAATATTTCATTACATACAAGGTACTACAGTTAATGATAAATTAAACTATTCTTCTACAGGAAGAGTGTTGACCAAAAAAGATTTAACTACATTAGAATTAGAAGGTGCAGAAATGATACGTAAAACATTAGATACTATTTATGATACATTACAAAAAGAGTTTACAGATATTCCTTTTACATTTAACTATAGAAGCAATTACCTTCCTTTAATATTTGAAGACTTTAGTGGTGCAAATAAATTTAATTACACAGATGAAACAATACGTAGTTTTGGTAATGCCTCTACTTCAAGTAGATTTTTTTATAAACGTACTTTTGATTCTATTAACGAAGCTCTAAAAGTTGGTAAAAAAATTAAACCTGGCATGGATGATCCTGCTGAATTATTAAGAGTATATACATTTGCTTTATCTAAAGCATTAACTAATAAAAACTTAATACATTATTTAAAAAATAAAAATATTATTATTGGCAAAACTGTTAATAATAACCCAATAAGTCTTCGTTTATTTTACACTAAACAAAATAGACAATTTATACCCAAAAATTACCAAGAACAGTTTAAGCCATATAAGCATCGTATTTTGGGAGATCAAGAAGTTTATGTACACCAAGATATAATAAAATCTTTAGAAATGATATTTGATGCAAGTGATGAACCAAAACTAATAGGAGGATTGTTTACTATTAATTTAATGATGAAACGATTAGCAGTAGCAGCATCTTTTTTTCATGCTGGTGCTTTAGTTGAAAGTATGATTTTTGCTGGAAATTCATTTAAAACAATAGGTAAATTTTTAAATCCAAGAAGCAAACAAGAAATTCTTCAGATGATAGAAAATCCACTTCTACAACAAAATAATTTTAAAAATATATTAAATATAAAAGAAGAAAATATGAATAATCTTTTAACAGCAGCTAATAAATTTGGGTTTAAAAATTTAATTGATTTTGCTAAAGCATCTAATTTAAAAATATCTACCCCAGAAGATGTTGGTTTTGATAGATTTTATGCAACTATAAGACAAATAGAACAACTTATTAATCATCAATTTGGTTTTAAAGCAACTGGAAAAGTAGAAAAAGTTTTTAAATGGTTTGATAAAATTACTTGGGATCGTTTATTTTCACAAGCTAAAATTTATACATTTTTAAGACAACTAGATAAATTAGTAAAACCAGGAGATACTAAATCTGTTGTTTATAATAAAGCTAAAATAGCAGCACAATTTACTAATGATGCATTTGGTGGTCAAGACTGGGTAGCAATTACACAAAAAATAACAAATCCAATATTTAAAAAATTAGCACAAACTTTATTTGCTCCTGGCTCTAGAGGATATATGCAATTGTTACTGTTTGCTCCAGACTGGACTATATCTAATATTAGAATTATAGCTAAATCATTACCTGCATTTGAATCTGATCCTATAACTAGAAGTATGTATCAAGCATACTTTGCAAAAGCTGCATTAATGTACGGAACTATTGGTACAGCACTCAATTATATATTTAGTGGACATTCTCAATTAGAAAATAAAGATCCTACAAGAATAGATTTAGGTGATGGTCAAGTTCTTACATTTAGTAAACAATTAATGGAACCGTTTCATTGGATTACTGATCCACAAAATACTGCTCTTAAAAAAATAGGTTCTGTACCTAGAGCAATTATTGAAATATTAACTAATAAAGAATATTTAACTACCAAATGGAGTCCTAATTTAACTACTAAAGATGATACAGCTATTGAAAAAGCTATAAAAATAGGTGGCAAAGCAGGTGAAAAATTCTTACCTATTTGGTTACTTAGCTCAGTACGCACAATATCTGATAGATATGAACAAGAAGGTATTAGTCCAGACTTGGCTTCTGATGTTGCTTTAAATTTTGTATTAGGACAATTAGGTCATCCAAGATATAAAGGGCCTAGAACCAGTCAATATAAACTTGCAGGTCTAACTAGATCTCCATATGAAACATTATTTTAATGAAAGTATTTGTCTTATTTTTACAAATTTGTTCTAATGTAGCAGGTATTTGTTCTGATTATTATACAGATCATAAAGAGTTAAAATCATATAAAGATTGCGTATTATATGGTCTTAATAGATCTAATTTTGTAGTTAAAGAATTAGACAGCAAAACTATGGATAATGAACGTACTATTATCAAATTCCATTGTTTAGAACAAGAATCTAAAAAAGTATAGCTTTTTGAAAAGAATACTAGTATAAATTGTATCATGAACAAATCAGTATTAATTATATCTGACACTCATATACCTTATCATCATAAAGATTTAATACCTTTTTTAAAAGATTTAAAACAAATTATTAAACCTGATAGAGTTATCCATATTGGAGATGAGTTAGATAAACATGCTATGTCATTTCATGATAGTGATCCAGATTTACCTAGTGCTGGAGATGAATTAAAAATTTCTTTACCTATTATAAAAGAATTAGAAACTATATTTCCTGTTGTTGACTTATTAGATTCTAATCATGGTAGTTTAGTTTATCGAAGATCTTTAAAATATGGTATACCTAAAGCTTATCTTAAACACTACAATGATTTTTTAAATGTAGGTAAAGGTTGGCAATGGCATGATGATTTAACTATTAAAACTCCTACTGGCCCAGTTTACTTTTGCCATGGTAAAGTTGCAGATGTTCTTAAATTAGCCCAATCTATGGGAATGTCTTGCGTTCAAGGACATTATCACAGTTCATTTAATCTTAAATATTATGGCAATAGTTTAGGTCTATACTTTGGTTTACAAGTTGGCTGCTTAATTGACAAAGACTCACTTGCTTTTAGATATAACAAAACTCAACGTGCTAGACCTTTAATAGGATGTGGTGTTATAATTGATGGATTGCCTAAACTTATACCAATGGTGCTAGATAAACATGGAAGATGGTGCGGAAAAATTTATTCCTAGAGGTATTAGAAATAATAATCCTGGAAATATAAAAAAAAACGATGTTGAGTGGAATGGTCTTGTTTCTAAAGAAGAACAAAACGACAACACTTTTTTTATATTTAAATCTCCAGAATATGGAATAAGAGCATTAACAAAAATATTAATTACTTATCGTAGAACTTATGATTTGTATAACATATGGGGTATTATTAATCGATATGCTCCACCATCTGAAAACAATACTGAAGCTTATAAAGAATTTTTAGTTGATGAAACTAATTATGCTATGCTTCAAACAATTCCATTTACCATAGAAGGATATTTGCCAATTGTTAAAGCAATTATTAAAATGGAAAATGGTGAACAACCTTATAATGATGACACTATTTTAAAAGGTATGTCATTAGCATGGAATTAATTATGAAAAAAAAAGGATTATACGCAAATATAAATGCTCGTAAGAAAAAAAGCATTTCAAGACCTAAATCTAAATCAACTATATCAGCTAAAGCATATAGAAATATGAAAGCTGGTTTTCCTAAACGAGGTAAATAATGGCTAAGACAGCAGCATGGCAACGTAAAGAAGGTAAGGATCCTAAAGGTGGATTAAATCGTAAAGGTATTGCATCTTATAGAAGACAAAACCCTGGCTCTAAATTAAGCATGGCAGTTACTACCAAACCATCTAAACTTAAAGCTGGATCTAAAGCAGCTAAACGCAGAAAATCTTTTTGTGCTAGAATGTCAGGTATGAAAAAAAGATTAACTTCTGCTAAAACAGCTAGAGATCCTAATAGCAGAATTAATAAAGCTTTAAGAAAATGGAATTGTTAAATGTGGTTATCTGCTATAAAATTAGCTTTTGATGCTGCTGGTCATATTTATAAAAATAGACAGCAAACTAAAATGCTTATGTCTGATGCACAAATGCGTCATGCAGAAGCTATGGCAAAAGGTGAAAAAGAATATCAAGGTCAATTGCTTGAAGCAAGACAATCTGACTGGAAAGATGAGTTTATTTTAATTTTGCTAAGTTTGCCAATAGGATTATTAGCTTGGGCAGTATTTAGTGATGATCCTGCTATTATGGATAAAATGAAATTATTTTTTCAATATTTTAGTGATCTTCCATTTTGGTATCAAACCATATTTGTAGGAGTAATTGCTAGCGTATATGGTTTAAAAGCAACTGATTTAATTAAAAGAAAATGAAACAAAGACACGATGATATATTACTCAAACACTCTCAAGAAGTATCTCAAGAGAAAAAAAACAAAACTATATTTAAAAATTTTGGCGTTGTGGATGCTTATAATCATGGCACTACAGGGTATAAAATAAAACAAGGTAGTAACAAAGATAAAGTTGTTGCACACATTACTGTTAAAAGCAAAGATATATGAAATGTATCTATAAATTATATATGGGTTTTTGTTGTTTATTAAAAGATTGTAAATGCAAACTAAAACAAACAGTCAAAAACTATTATTAGTTGGACATTGCAATATATGCAATGATAAAATATTTACCAATAGTTCTTTTGTAGTATTAGCTAATAAAAAAAGATATTGTTTTGATTGTTATGAAGAACTTAATAATCCCGTTCTAAAATCATCTCCAAATAGTGTATAGCTTTTAATATATCCTCTTTACCATTTTTATTTTTGTGTCTACAGATATATTTAATTGCATTGCCTTCAGCAAATAACAATTTGTTTTTATTTATAAATGTAGCAGGTTGTATAGCCATGTCTTTATAGTGTGTTCCACCAACTTGTTTTTTTAATATGTTCATAAAAAATATAGGGTTTGTCATTTAAGTTTTATAATAATTCTTTTATTATTACTTGTGTAATACAATATATCATACTGTTCTTGTGTAAATTGATAATAACCAATTAACATTAAATTTTTAATTTTATCAGTTACATATTGAGGATCATAACCAGCAAGTGATACTATATAACAAAAGTCTTCTGACATTGTGGTAAGCCACTCAATTGCTTCTTGTTTGTGCTTTAAATATTTTTTATCTAAACCTTTATAAGAAGCATCTTCTATTGCTTGAATTATAATAGAACAAAATAATCTTTTTTCTTTATCAATTTTATTCGATAAGTTTTGTAGCGTCTTTACAAATGACTTCATAAGTTGTTCTGTATTTACCACTTGGATCAGTTCGCCACTTTAAATCTGATGTTTTTAATGTTTTAAATATTCTTTGTGCCTCATGTTCATCCTTTGCTTCAATTTCTACAGTTCCCATCATAGTTGTATAATGCCTAAAAATATATATCATATTTTGTTATTTCTACGACTAGCTTCTAATGTTCTCCATACATCTATAATTAATTGTTCTTTAGCACGTTTGTTTTCCATGGTTCCAACCTTTTCTGCTAAAGCAGCCTTTTCTTCTATATGTTGTTTATATACATCAGAAGCATAAAATCTGTGTTCTTTTAAAGATATAGAATTATCTGTATTGTTATTAATAATATCTAAAGCTTTATCTCTCTTAGATTTGTCTTTTAAATACTCTAATCCTGAAGATAACTTAGCATGTTCTTCATCAGTTTCTGATATAAACTTTAAAGCTTCTTCAAGTCTTTTTTCTGTTATCATTGCTGTCCTTTCTGTAATTTAATTCTAATTTAGTAACATTCCAAAATTTAAGCTTAATACAGTTATATACTTCTTTCTTCATTGCTTCAATTTCTTCTTTGTTACAATGTGTATTCCAAGTTAATATACAATTATAATTATTCACCAAAATTTTCCTCTCTTGGTACAAATGGTAAATCTACTAATTTATATGGTTTTCCAAACTTAGAAGGAAATTCTTTATTGCCAGGTTTATATTTAGATAATTCTTCTGCTGTCATTGTCATAATGTCATCATTATGTCTTAACTCAATACCACCTTCTTTAATTGCTGCTCTATGTTCGTAATCTCTAATAGATGCATATTTTCCTTGCCATAACTTTTTAACTACTTTTACTAACATACTTTCTCCTATTGTTGCGTGCCTCTTAGAGGGGGAATCTAAAAGGCACTATATTAACTAACAAAAAATATACTTAAAAAGGTATATCTTCAGAAACAAACTCAGCAGATAAAATCTTTTTAGCAAGTTTATCTACTTCAGTAAATACAGTATCGTATTCACTAACTTCTTTATGTGGCAATACAGAAGATAGCAAATTTGACATTGTTAATCTGTATTTTTCTTTCCATTGGTCTGCACTACTTTGACCATTAGAAACTGGTTTAGATTTAACCATGGGTGCTGGTGCAGGACTACCTTCAGTAGCATCCTTCCAATCCATTGGTTCTATTTTGATACAAGATTGATTGTTAGATCCTGGTTTTTTTATTTTATAACCAGTAACCTTAACTCTATCTCCCTTGTTCATTTGTCTACAATTCTGAGGTACAAATAATTTTCTATCAGTCTGATCATCTAACTTTACAGATAACCAGTATTTAACAGGATTATCTTGATCATGAATGTCTTTTAACCCCTGTATTGTAGCTTCATACGACTCTACTGCATTTTCACTCATATTTTTCCTTTTGTTTATTTTGTTTATTATGGTTTTTAAATTTTCCATATTGTATTCCAAATATCAGTAGCAAACTTTTTAGCTTCTGTCATTCCTTTTCCCCAACGGAAATTATCCATTGTTAATGGAAACATTTTGACTACATCGTCTTTAGATTTAGCTACTGTACAAATATGTTCGATTGTTCGAAATACTTGTATTAAGTCTATATCTGGAATTCTGTCTATCATATCTACTGCTTCTTGATCTTTTGCAGACGCATACAATAACATAGTAGGTTTATTGTAAATGCGTTTGTATAAGTATTGTTGTCTTACATCTGATGCTTTTGGGTACCAATTAGCATCTAATTTACCAGACTTTAATCTTTTAAGATAAGCGGTAGCTTTAGTATCTATAATTACATCTTCAAACTCAAAGTCAGTAATACATTTAATTGGCTTAATTAAACCTTCTTGATTTATAATTTTTTCATTTTGATAACTAATTACTTTACCAAATTCTTTTAATGAATTAGTAAACTTTACAGCTATTTCTTGACACCAATAAAGTTCATCACATTCAATTTCTTCAGCATTTGTTTTAGTGTCATTAGCTTCTGCATACAATCTTCTAAATGCTGATTCTGCACCAGATTTAATAAGATCTTCTGTTTCTCCTTTTAGTCCTTCTTGTGCTGCTTCTTCAGCAGCTAATCCCATTAACATTCTTGCATTAGCTGGTTCTTTGTAGTCAAATAATTCTGTAATAATCCAGTATGCTGGACTATCTACAAAAGAATTACCTCTACTGGCACTATGTCTATAGTCTTCTCTTAGTATCATTTTTTCTCCTTTTTTGTTTAAAACAAATCAATTATTTACACACTAGTGAAATAATTTGATTTGGCAATCATTTTATTGTAGTGTTTTTACATGCAAAAAACTAAAAAATTTCGTAGTAAAAAATACTTGATGTGGGTAGCAAATAAACCATGTTTACTTTGTATGACAGAACCTTGCCAAGCACATCATATTACAATTGCTGAGCATAGAGGTTTTGGTCAAAAAGTTTCAGATAATTACACTATACCTTTATGTTATCCACATCATCATTTATTACATATGACAGGTGAACGTAAGTTTTGGCAAAAATTAGGTATTAATCCTAAATTCTATTCTGAATTGCTATATGTTACATATAATCAAAATAAATTAGAATATGATCAGTATTTATGGGAAAACATGTATAAAAAGGTTACACCTTTAATTAAAGCTAATATTGATTTCCTAACGTCAGTCAAATAGAATGGTTTAATTCTTTTAATTATGGCTAAAATCTACAAGTTTACAAATAAAAATAAATCAGAGAATTTTATTGATAAAGTAAATCCTCAATCTATTTCTGAGTATCTTGCTGAGCAGCACCCAGATCTTCCCAAAAGAATAATTAGCGCTATGTCTTTAGCAATGATTTATTCAACATATCTTTCCATGGTTTGTGAAGAAGAAAACTATTCTTGTCAAAGTTTATTTGAAGAACCTATAGATTTTCTAACTTCTTATGGTAAAGAAACGCTCCACTAAAAAAATAAAATCTAAAATAGATTTTCCTTATAAAAAGATATCTATATCTTGGTTTGATGCTAATTCTGATTCTGGTTGGTTAACATTAGAAGAAATGCAAAAACATGAACCAGCATTATGTCATACTAATGCTTGGGTATTTGAAGAAAATAACAAATTTATTAAATTGTTTGGTACTTACTCTATTGATAAAGAAACACAATCTATAGAATTTGGTGAAATCATATGCATTCCAAAAATTTGGATTGTTTAATTACACTCTATAATTATCTATTATTTCTTTCCAGTCTTTTGTTTTCTCTTGTTTCAATGGATCTGTAGGCTGTTCATCTGTTGGTTCAAAGCCTTCAATAGAAGCTATTTCTTTTTTAGTTTCAGTTATTTCAGCTTTAACTAAATCTTTAGCTTCTTCTAAACGTGCAGTAAGATTAGGAAAGTTTCCTGGATAAATACCATAAATGTATAAATCATTTATTGCTGCAGCTACTCTAGATAATCCTTGATATCTATGTTTCAGTCTTGCTAGTTTGCTGTCCATCTTTTGTATCTTTCTTTTTAACTTTGTTTATTTTTTGTTCTAATATTAGATTATGATTTTTTAATTCTTCAATCTGACGATTTAAGTTATCTATATTTTTTCTATACTCATGTTTTTCAGATAAAAGTTTATTAATATTAGCTTGTAATAGTTTTTCTTTCATATTGCATTTACCTTTTCTTGTATATCTTCTAATCTTTGTTTTAGCGTATTTATTATTTTATGTAAAGCTATTTGATCTCCAATGTCCATATGCCTATCTAAAGAACTGCTATAATCGCACATATCCCAAGCATTTATTAACATAGTTAACTCATTTAACTCTTTTTGCGTCTTATGAATTGACGCTTCTAATTTAGTCATTTTCCCTCCTTATGCTATTTGTTTGTTTTGTGTTAATTGATGACTTACTATCTCATACACTTTCCAACATGTTTTACCTGCTGGATTATCTTTCCAACAATAATCTTTATTATCTTTGGATTTAAGATGATGTAGTACAGTTGTATGATCTCTATTAATTGCAGTAGCTATTTGTGGCGTACTTAATTTAGATACATGTCTTAATACATTAATAATAACTGATCTAGGTCTTACATATTTTTTAAGTCTGTTAGAACTTAATAAATTGTTTTTATCTACAGCAAATTGTAAACAAACTGAAGTGATTACAAAATTAGTCAATCTATTTATTTCTGCTGTATTGTAATTACTTTTAGTATATTCAGCTTTTATTTTTGTTTTTACTGTTTCTTTATTGTTGTTAAGTTGTTGCAAAGCTAATCTATATCCAGCTTTAACACCCATTTTGTACATAAAACTATCTTCTTTAGATATGTTTTGAAATTGAACAGGTTTTAGTCTTTGTCTTAATTCTTGTTTGTGTATTAATTTCATATGTCCCTTAATTCATATATTTTAATAATTTTTTTTTCATTAGTTCAATCCAATAAAGAAAGTCTTTTATTGCACTAAATTTTTGTGATTTTAAATTCATTTCTGCAATTGCTTCTTCACTCACTCTATGTATTATTTCTATTTCTCTAAGTTCATTGTTTAACTTCACGCTACCTCCTTTGATAATTTTTTGGCTTGGTACATAAACGTCTGTGGCGTTATGTGCCTAAGCCAATCTGATAATGATGGTACGTATCCACAATCTTCAATAACATGTTGTTCTGCTATTAATTTTGTGGGTATTTTTTTACCATCAGAATTTATAATGTAATCTCCAAATTTTTCAATACATTCTTTAATTCCATGAGAATGATGTCGCAATGCTCTGTGTCTAAAATCTGGGTAATAAGCTTTAGTATCGTCAAACCAATTATGTATTGGTAAATAATCTTCTAACTTACCATTCCAGTTATTTACACTAGACATTGCATGATGTACTGGTGTTGCCATTATGCTATCTCCTTATTTATCTTTTCTATTTATATATTTTTCTAAATGCTCTCTAATTAAAGCATTGATTACTCCAGTATGAGTAACATTATATTTAATACACCAATCTTTAAAGTCCTGGCATATATCTTCGTTAAGATATACGCATACTAGATTAGGTCTATTACCTTTTTTTCTTTTTTTAGGTAGTTTATTTATATCAATCATATATCCTTTCTTTTGTTTGTGGGTATAGTTTGGGAAACTCCCCTTGGTCATACCCTAACCGATTTTTGGCTGTACAAGCGTTTGCATACAATCGTTGTCATTTAACTTTACTAAACTAGTATTACGCACTAAGCACCAAGATTTTTTATTAAGCTGCCATTGCTAACCAGTAATTACTGTTTAACATGTCAATTACTTGTTGTTCTCTTTTACGTTTTACAAGTTCTCTAGAACCTCTCGTAATCGGGTGAGAAGACCATTCAGTAGCCGTTTGATATACTGCAAACAGGTTTCTACCATAGCTATTACGATATTTATTCCATAAATCACCCAAAACAACAATTGTACGATCACTGACATTATCGGTATCAAATACATTGCTAATTTTGGCCAATGTTTTTCTAAATAAATACTCAACTTCAACATCTGTTACCTTTCTTTGTAGTTGTTTAAATAGTTCTTTTCCCAAATCATTTTGGGCTTCAAGACCATCTTTAAACATCTGCACTGTATAATCTATTGTTTTATTAGTATTGTGTCTATTATAAACATTGAATGACCATGTATTTCTTACCATGCCATTCATACACAATACATAAACAGAACCAAATATAATTTGTTCTGCCCAAGTAGAATCATAACTAGCGTAGATCCTTAAATGTGGTATTGTTTTTTCTTTGTAGTTGTCTTTGACTGGAATACCCTTGTCCCAAAAATAAACATCACGTTTAAATTTAGATCCACTAGGATTAATCCAGTCATTAAATGTAACATTTTCACTTATGTTACCATTGTTTGCTTCTAATATAGCTTGGTTAACTTTATTAACTAAATCGCTATATTGTCTTACGTTGTATTTGGGAGATACAACACTCAAACACTGTTCGTTATCAGTACGAATTAAAGCATACCTATTAGGTATTTCTTCAATTTCTTCTTGATCTGTTTTATTACTTTTAAAGTATGCAGGTCTTTTTTCTACATTGAAATTTGCATTAGCACTCAATGTAAGCATTTTTTCTGCAGTTACGTTTTGACTTAAGTTCATGCTACTTCTCCTTCCTCATCAAATGATTCAAATGTTTCGAATGTTTCTTCTCCACTCATAGTCCATTTGCCATTAATTACATCTAAATTTACTGTACCATTGCAACGTCCTTCAAAAGCGAAGCTTCCAAATCGATCTAAACATCCAGTTTTAAACAACAATGAATCTAATTCATTTATATCATTTAGATCTATCGATTTATGTTCACACATTTTGTAAAATATTACATCATGTTTATTTCTAACATAAAACAATTTGTTCATAGTTATCCAACTATTATTAAATTTATATACTATTGATTCTCCTTCTGGTTTATTGCTGAAATATATTTTGTCAAAACCTCCTTCGTCATGACCTCCAGCAAATTCACCTACTATATATTTAATATTATTCTTTTCAAATTGCTCTCTATAATTTTCTAATATATTTTTAAGATTAATATGGTTATATATTTTTTCTATTCTTTGTCTTTCTTCAAACCAATCATATTCATTTTTTTTATCAATATGATATTCTTTAATTAACTCTAATTCGTTCATCATTTGTTCTCCAATCTTTGATATGTTTCTTTTAAATATAATTCACTCTTAAGTTTATTTAGCTTATGTATTTCTTTGTTTTGGAAATACGTTTGTATTAATAATAATAAAACTATAGTTGCAAATAATACTGCAAATACACTAGCTATAATTGTTAATATTGTCATATATCCTTTCTTATTAGGGTGATGGCTACCTGTGTGGACAGCACATCACCCAATTGTTTATTTACGCTTGAGTTACTTTATCAATACTTTCAGCATATTTAGCTGATATATCCATAAGTTTTTCAGGCGTAAAAGATTTAGATTTGTCAGACTCATCCATTCTATTGCACACTCTAATAAATAGTGTGGTAGCTGAAGTCTTTTGTCCCATGGGATCTAATTTGCTTAAGTATTCATTTCTACTTACAGCAAAATGACATCTAGCTAATACGTTAGCATAGTAGTCAATCATATTCCCATATTTTTCATCTACTCTTTCTTTTTGGCTTTTCTTAACTATTGGTTGTTCCATTTTCGTTCTCCTTTCTTTTTACCTCAAATGGTATAGTTAGTTTTTCAGGCATATTTTTATCAATTGCATTGATAATTCCTATACCTATTCTGATAGGCAATGTAATTATTTTAATTGCGGTATCAGTTATTTTGTTTATACGCATCATACTTCCTCCTTAATCGTTGATACTTTGCATAAGTTTTTTTATATTCTTGTGCAAATTCTTTTGTTCCAGGTTGAGGATCTACATCTTGAGTTAACCAGTTATAACCTGCTCTTAATGCATAGCCACCTACTGTATATCCAATAAATCTAACTACGTTCCACATTATCCTCTCTTTCTTTTATTACATCGTTAATTGCCTCTTTAATTTGTTGTGTGGTCAGCTCACTTGGGAGCTGAACATCAACAAATAAATTATCCAACTCAGCAAACTTAATATTAAGAACTTTAAATAAATAGATTAGCTTAGGAAATGGCAATCTATTCTTTCCTTTCTCATATTTTTGTATTTGCTGAAATGAAATATTTAATTTCTTGCCAACTTCTGATTGGCTATATCCTAAATGTTTTCTTTTGTTCCTTAACATCCACCCAATTTTGTTTGAGCAATCTCTTTCTTTCATATATTTCTTCCTCTTTTCCATATAATTTATTTAACACAAGCAACTCACGCTTGTCTGAGTTTGCTTGTTGTCTTGTCAGCACTCTAATTGTATTAGGATGTTTATGAGTATCATTTAATCTGACTAATGACAAATAACCTTTTTGAGGCCACTCTATTTCAACATAGGTGGTGTACTCTATATAGTTTCGCCACCACCACATCCTCTCTATTTGCACAAACCCTGTAAACTCAAGGTTGTATATCATTTCTAAACCTCGTTTAATCCCTATTTTCTTTTTCGAAAATTTGTCTTTGAATATTAGCAATCGCATTTTCTTCTACCCATTCTTTCATTTTTACGTATATTTTTAATCTGATGATTGGATCATTTATTTTTTCTACCATATCTAGTAGACTTGTCAGTTTATCTATGCTACATTTAGTCATTCTACATCCTTTCTTTTAGTTACTCACCCTGCTCAATCGAAGCAGGGGGGTAACTGTTTATTTATTTTTTTGAATGTCTTCATCTATATATAACAATATATCATCTAATATTGTTTCATAATTTACATCTTTAACTACTTCTTTTTTGCACATATACACCCAAAGATTGAATGTATTTTTTGCTTCTTGTATAGAAGATATATCTTTTTGATAATATTTTTTTAGGACACTATTAGCAAAACCTAATAAAGTATCTCTATATTGTGATAATTCATAATTATTTTTATTAAACATATTTATCCTTTCAATGCCTATCCCCCATTTCTGGGGGAATTAGCAATCTATTGTTATTTACTTAATGAATTAACTATCTTAGATAGAACTTCTTCTATTGTAGTTAACTTCTGCTCAACTCTTTGATTAACTAAATACTGAGCATATGGTACATGTTTCGTTGCATCATAGTTTTGTTTTAACCATATTGCTTTATCACTCAACTTTACCACTTGTTTGTTTTCTGACATGCTTTCCTCCTTTTGTTAGTTTAATTAGCAATCAGCTTACTTGTCAGCTTGATTGCGTAATTCTTTTATGATAATATATCCAGCAATTATTCCAGTACTAGCTGCTAGAATACCTATCTGAGTATTGCCAAAAATTGCTACGACAATACCCAGAATAGTAATTAACAATGAAATTACTAATTGTATAACATCAAGTTCTGTCATTGTTCTTATCAGTCTTTAATTGTTTAGCTACTAAATAACCAAATACCAAGGTAAATACGAAGCTACCTATCTGGATAGTTAAATAAATCGCCATTAACCACATTAAAATTGTCATCATTGCAGACCTCCTTTATATTATATTCATTACACTTATTAACAGTACTAACTCTATTATTAATACATAAGCCATAAGACTATTTACCTTTCTTACAGTTAGTTAAATAGTTATTAATAATGTTCCTCTTTAGTTCTTTTCTTATATCATGAGGATGTTTCTTTTTAGTTGGTACTGGTTGTATAGGCATATCACTTAAGTCAAATAGTGAGTATTGTGCCTCATTTATGTGTACTACTTTATACATAGATTTATCCTTTCTTATTATGTTATGGGGATAACAATCATATGTGGATATCATTATATCAATATAATTAATAACACATTGACCGCGTCCTTACCAGTAAGGATCGCGGGCAAGGTGAAACCTTATGAATGTTAAAGCAACGAGCAACAGCGAGTTACAACGATAACAACAATATGACATTTGCAACAGCAAATGACGGGTTTGTAAGTTACCCCAAGCGATAATAGATACAAGGTATAAATTATATATAGGGGAGGTATCTACATCTCATAAATAAATAGGGGGGTTTGTTTATAAATAGTAGAATTATAATAACGGGTTTGTTATAATAATCTCATAAAACTGGAGAATAAAATTATGTATACAGCATTAGCAAGATTTGGTTATGGTATTGTAAAAGCATTACGACCAAGCAAAGTTAAAAAGCTATTAACACCTGCACTTGAGAAGGCTACTAAACCTGCGTTTAAAGGCACCAAATATGCATCAGGAGAAGCAAAACTGATTAAAGGTATAGAAGGTGCTGCTCAGAAGGGTTATAAGGGCTATAAAAAGCTTTATGGAGCAACACTAGAAACTTCAGCAGGAAGAAAAGCTACCGCATCAGGATTAGGCGGTCTTGCTTTAGGATCCTTTCTTGCAGGGGATGATGAAGACGAGTATTAATGGCTAAGAAAGCCAAGGGGTTTGGCGTAAATAATTATATAAAAAATAAAAGACGCAAACGCCCAGGCAGACATAGCAAAAAAGATAAGAACACTTATAGAGGACAAGGAAAACCATGATAGGAAAAGCAGCAATTTTTTTAAAACATAAAGCCAAAGAATTTGGAAAATGGGCTATTACAAAACCAACTAAAAAAAAAATTAGAACTGGTGATCCTATGATTAAAACCGATGCTTATGATTTTAATAAAATTATAAAAGATCCTTCTAAGCAATTTAAAAATAAATTTAAATATGCAAAAAGACGAGAGATTTTAAAGAAAAAAAATAACCTTGGTGTACAAATGGCAAGAGGATGGAATAAGGCTTCACCGCTTGGAAAAGCTGGATATGCTGCAAGTTTTGTAGCACCAAAAGCTGTCCTTTTAGGAGCTGGTTATTTTTTAGGTGGAGAAGATGAGAATGATTAAAAATATATCTAAATACATCAATGTATTTAAAAGACCAAAATCTTTAAAGATGAAAGCTAAAGATGCTTATGGATCTTTTAAAAGAAAAACTATTGATACATCAGAAAAAGTAAAAAAGAAATACGATTCTTTGCATCCTTATAAAAAAGCTGCCATTGAAGGATTTGGTAAAGGACTTAAATATGGAACATTAGCTATTGGTTCTATTGAAGTTGGTAAAGGTGCTTATAATTTAGCAACTGGAAATAATAAAAATAAAAAAAAATATAAAACTACCGATCTTGATTTAGGTAAATACAGTTATAAGATAACTTCATATAAATAATAATGGCAAAAGATAAAATAGAACAACTAGCAGATCAACTTATTAACTTATCTCCACAGGAATCAGAACAATTAGCTATAGTCATAAAAGCTAAAATGATGCCTGAAGTAGAAAGGCAAAAAGCTTTATTAGAAGAACAAGCTAATTCCCAAACATCTCAAATGGCTCAAAGACAACCAATGCCAATGCAACCACCTACAGCTAGAGATGTGGCTATGAGAGGTTTATTGCGTTAATGAAGAAAAAAACACTTGGTCATTTGTTAGATGAGTTAAAAGAGTTGCATGATGAAACAGCTCACGTTATATCAGAAATAGAAGATTTACTAGATGATGATGATGATTTATACTTTGATGAAAACGAGGAGGAAATATAATGCCACAAGTAGGAAGTAAAAAATTTGCGTATACCAAAAAAGGAAAAGCTGCCGCGAAGAAATATGCAAAGAAAAAAAACATGAAAGTTAAAAGTAAATACTAATGAAAAAAGCTAAATTAGGAACAGGTACTAGATTCAAACAACTAGCTAGTAAATTAAAAAAACAAGGTGTTAGAGATCCTAAAGCATTAGCAGCAGCCATTGGTAGAAAAAAATATGGTAAAAAAAAATTTCAACAATTAGCCGCTAAAGGGAGAAAAAAATAATGCCTAAATTTTATGCACCAGTACCAGTAACAACATTACCTGCCAAAAGAACTAAAATGGCAGATCCATCTTTCTTTGAAAGAACTAGAAGAACCATGAAAGGAATTGGAAAAAAAATTGTAAAAGGAACTGGAACTGTTGTCAAAAAAGGAATTAAGTTTGGAACCTACGGAGCATTAGCTGCTGGTGGATTATATCTAGCAGGTGGTTCATCCAGAAGATACGAAAAAGCTCCTAAGGTAGGAGAAGATAGAGATCTAAGAGATACAATTGTATCTATGGGTTACAAAGATTATTACTAATGTCAGAAGAAAAAATAGTTAAACGTGGTGGTAAACGAGAAGGTGCAGGTAGACCTAAAGGATCTTCTTTTCGTAAAAAATGGAAAGACATGCAAGAACTTGCAGTTAAATATCAAACATCCCCTTTAGATTATTTGCTTTCTGTGTTAAACCATCCTTTAAGTTCACCTGAACGAAAACTTTACGCAGCCGAAAAAGCTGCACCTTATGTACATGGAAAAGCTCCAACAACCAATAGAATCGAAACTTCCCCAATTAGAGTCGACCTTAAGTGGGAAGATTAAAGAAGTAAAAATTCAAGTTCCCTATAAGCCAAGACCACTTCAAAAAGAAGTTCATAAATCATTAAAGCGTTTTAATGTATTAGTTTGTCATAGACGATTTGGAAAATCTGTATTAGCTATTAACGAATTAATTTTAGCTGCAACTAAAGAACCTAGACAAAAACTTGCATACATTGCACCTACCTATCGTCAAGGTAAATCTATCGTTTGGGATTATTTAAAATATTATACAAAACCTTTAATGGATTTAGGTGGAAGCAGAAACGAATCTGAATTACGTGTAGATTTTTGGAATGAATCTAGGATCCAAATATTTGGAGCAGATAACGCAGACTCACTTCGAGGCATGGGGTTTCATGGTGTTGTAATGGATGAGTATGCCATTATGGCTCCAAGAACTTGGACTGAGATTATTCGACCAGCTATTGCAGACACAAAAGGATTTGTAATTTTTATTGGAACTCCCATGGGACATAATCAGTTTTGGGAAGTATATGATTACGCTTTACGTGGACATCAAGATTGGTTTGGAGCTTTATATAGAGCTAGTGAAACAGGAGTAGTAGACAAAGAAGAATTAGAAATGGCTAAGTCTATTATGACTGAAGAACAATACAATCAAGAATTTGAATGTTCTTTCACAGCAGCAGTATCTGGATCTTATTTTGGAAAACTTATGACTACTGCAGATAACGAAGGAAGAATTGGATCTGTACCTTGTGATGAACATGTAGGAGTAGAAACATGGTGGGATTTAGGTATAGGAGATTCAACAGCTATATGGTTTGTACAAAGAGTAGGAGAAGAAATACACATTATTGACTACTATGAAAATAGTGGAGAAAGCCTAATGCATTACGCAGATGTGTTGGAAAATAAAGATTATTTATATTCTAGGCATATTGCACCACATGATATTCAAGCTAGAGAACTTGGAACAGGAAAGTCAAGACTAGAAGTTTCTAGAGATTTAGGTATTGACTTTGAGATTGCACCTAAATTAGAAGTAGATCATGGTATCGAATCAGTAAGAAATGTGTTACCATATTGCTGGTTTGATAGGGAAAAATGCAAACTTGGTATTGATGCATTGCGACAGTATAGGAAACAATGGGATGAAAAAAATCAGGTTTTTAAAAATAAACCCTTACACGATTGGTGTTCACATGCCGCAGATGCATTTAGATATGGCTGTGTTCATGATCCTATTTTAACAACTGATTGGGATAAACCAATAAGAGTCGATACAAAATATATAGTATGATTAAAAAAGAAAAAACAGAACAAGAAATTTTATCCATTATTAATAGAGAAATTAGAGCATCATCAGGCTACATTGGTGGTGAGATTGTAAGTCGTAGAAAACGATCTTTAGAATATTATTTAGGAAAACCTTTTGGTAATGAACAAGAAGGTAGATCACAAGTTATTTCAACAGACGTATCTGATACTGTAGAAGCTTTAATGCCTTCACTTATGAGAATCTTTACTGCAAGTGATAATGTATTTACTTGCGAACCTGTTGGGCCAGAAGATGAAGAAATGGCAAAACAAGCTTCTGATTATTTAAATTATGTTTTTTATAAAGAAAACGATGGATTCACTGCTTTGTATACAGCTTTTAAAGATGCCTTAATTCAAAAAAATGGTATCTTAAAAGTATTTTGGGATGATTCAGAAAAAACAACTAGAGAAGAATATAAAAAATTAACAGACGATGAGTTTAATCAATTAGTAATTGATGATGAGGTTTCTGTATCTGAGCATACTGAATACGAAGAAGAATTAAAAGATGATAATGGTGAAGTAATTGATACAATTAAATTTCATGATTGCGTTATTCATAAAACACAAAAGTTTGGTAAAGTAAAAATTGAACCAGTACCACCTGAAGAATTTTTAATTGAACGTAGAGCCAAGTCTATTGATACTGCAAACTTTATTGCACATAGAACTAATATGACTAAAACTCAATTAATTGAAATGGGTTATGATCCTGAAGTTGTTATGAACTTACCTATTGGAGATACCAATTATTATTCTGAAGATAGACATATTAGATTTTCTGATACTGACTATTCTGCTCCACAAGATAGAGGAGATGAATCAACAGATGAAGTTTTAATTCATGAATGTTATGCAAGAATAGATATCAATGGAGATGGTAAAGCTGAATTAGTAAAAGCATGTATTGCTGGAGATGCAGCATACAAATTACTTGGCATTGAAGAAATTGATTCTATGCCATTTATTTCTATTACCCCTATATTGATGCCTCATAGATTTTATGGCAGATCTATTTCTGAATTAGTAGAAGACATACAATTAATTAAATCTACTATTATGCGTCAAATGTTAGACAACATGTATTTAACAAATAACAATCGTGTTGCTATTCAAGATGGTCAAGTTGCAATGGATGATCTATTAACTAATAGACCAGGCGGTATTGTTAGAACAAAACAACCACCACAAAATGTTATCATGCCATTACAAGCACAACCTATTACTGAACAAGCGTCTGTTATGTTAAATTATTTAGATGCTGTTAAAGAAGCAAGAACTGGTCAAACAAGACAATCACAAGGTTTAATGCCTGACACATTAAATACTAAAACTGCAACAGGTATTAACCAAATATTAACTCAATCTCAAATGAGAATGGAATTAATAGCTAGAGTATTTGCAGAAACAGGTGTGAAAGATTTAGCTAAAAAAATATTTGAGTATGTTTGCAAGTATCAACAAAAAGAAAAAATTGTACGTATAAGAGGTAAATTTGTTCCTATGCGACCTTATGAGTGGAGAGATAGAATGAACATTACTGTTGCTGTTGGACTTGGTACTGGATCTAAAGAACAACAATTAATATTATTAAATGCTATTTTAGAAAGACAATTACAAGCTGTTAACTTACAACAGAACGTATTTGGCCCAGTTGTTAATGTTAAAAATATTTATCATACATTACGTAAATTAGTAGAAAATGCTGGTCTAGGAAATGTTGAACCATACTTTATGGATCCAGATGTTGGTCAGGCACAAATGCCACAACTGCCTCCTAAACCTCCTACTGAATTTGAAAAAGTTACATTGGCTCAAGTACAAGGTGAAAACGAAAGAGCTATACTTAATTCTCAAATTGAGATTAAAAAACTTGAAAGTAAAATGAGAGAAAAACTATTAGAGTTTGAACTTCAAGTTAAAGAAATGGAATTAAAATATGGAACTAAGATTGATGAGATTGCATTAAAGAATCGTTCTATGATAGAACAACAGCAAGTAAGACAATCAGGTGATATATTTAAAAAAATAATGGATGAACAAAAAAAGTTTTTTGAAAATGGACAAGAACAAACTACACCAACAAATATCCAAGGGGACTAAAGCTAAGTTAATCTTAGAAGACCCTATTGTAAAAGAGGCTTTTGATTATCTGTTTGAACAATATCGAACAGAAATATTCAATACGAATTACAAAGACCATGAACAAAGACAAGTACTATGGATGGCATTTAATATGCTTGACAAAATAAAAGGTCATCTTGTTACTGTGATGGAAACTGGTAAACTAGCTTCCTCGGAGCTAGAAACACTAATACGCCAATCCGATAACGGAAGCGTTTAACAAAGGAGCATAATAATGCAAACAACTGATAAATCAGTAAAGAGTGCTGCTGATAAAATTTTAGGACTACTGAATCCACAACCTGAAGCTCCTAAAGAGCCAAAACAGGAAACTGGACAATCAGAAACTAATGTTACAGCAGAACCATCTGTAGAACCTGTAGAGGAACAGGGTACATCTCAAGAGAGCCAATCTGCATCTGAAGAAGCTCAAGTAGATGTCGATGCTACAGAAAACATGGAAGTTAAAGAAGAAACTGCGTCTGAAGTTGAAGTCGAGAAACCAAATCTCCACCGCGTCAAAGTACAAGGTCAAGAGCTAGAGGTTACCCTTGATGAACTTAAGGCAGGTTATTCTAGAGATTCCGACTATCGACAAAAAACACATTCTTTATCTTTAGAGAGAAAACAAATCGAAGAAGAAAAAAATGTTTTGCGTCAACAATACGATATGAGAATTAGAGATTTAAGTACAGCGATAGCTACTGCTGAGTCTATGATGGGACAACAGATGAGTCCTCAGCAATTACAACGTCTTTATGATGAAGATCCTACTACTGCGTCAAAAGTGGATTTCCAAATGCGACAGCAGAAAGATAGAATTAGATTCTTAAAGAGTAAATTAGCTGAAGAAGAAAGTAACAAAAAAAATAGTTACTTAGCTGAACAAATTAGACTTGCACAAGAACGCATACCTGAATTTTCTGATCCTAATAAAATCGATTCTTTTAAATCTGGAATGAAATCCTTATTAAAAGGATATGGTTATAACGATCAAGAAATATCAGAAGTATCAGATCATAGATTGTTACTGATACTTAAAGATGCTATGGCTTATAATAACTTTAAACAAAGCAAACCTATTATCCAAAAGAAAATAGAAAAGGCTCCTAAAGTTGTTAAACCTGGCGTTGCTGTTTCTGAAAATTCTCAAAGATCTATCGTAAGGAATAAAATATCTAAGTTGAAGAAATCTGGGCGTATTGAAGATGCTCAATCTGCAATTTTAGGTATGTTAACTAAATAACCTAACGGAGAAAATAACATGGCACAACCAACAAACACATTCGACACTTACGATGCTGTTGGTATAAGAGAAGACTTGCAAGATGTGATTTACTCAATCTCTCCTACTGATACTCCTTTCATGAGTTCAGCAGCTAGAGAAGCAGTAAGAAACACTTTGCATGAGTGGCAAACTGATAGTTTAGCCGCAGCTTCTACTTCTAACGCAGTAGTTGAAGGTGACGATGCAAGTTTAGATGCTGTAACTGCAACATCTAGATTGTCAAACACAACACAGATCATGGACAAAACTGTCGTGATCACTGGTACTCAAGAATCAGTTGATAAAGCTGGTAGAGCATCAGAATTAGCGTACCAAATCGCTAAAAAATCTAAAGAGTTAAAAAGAGATATGGAAGCTACATTGTTAGCTAACCAAGCTGAAGTTTCTGGCGATAGTTCAACAGCTAGAAAATTTGGATCTATCAACTCTTGGATTGCATCAAATGACGTATTTGCGTCTGATGGTGCTTCAGGCGGTGTGGGTAATACAGCTAGAACTGATGGTACTGCAAGAGCTTTAACAGAAGCTGACTTGAAAACAGTTATCAAAAACGTATGGAACGCTGGTGGAAATCCTTCCATCATCATGGTGGGCCCATTCAATAAACAGAAAATTTCTGGTTTTACTGGTGGATCAACTAGGTTCGATGCATCTGAAGATAAAACTTTATATACTTCTATCGATGTATATTCTTCAGACTTTGGTGACTTAGAAGTTGTACCAAACAGATTCTCAAGAGATAGAGATGCTCATGTCCTAGACATGGACTATTGGTCTATCGGATTCTTGAGAGATTTCACTATGCATGAATTAGCTAAGACTGGTGACAGTGAGAAAAGACAAATGCTTGTCGAGTTCACATTGATCTCTAGAAACGAAGCTGCTTCAGGTGGAGTTTACGACCTTACTACTTCGTAGTAATATAATAATAGTGGGGGAGTTCTCCCTTTGTTCTCCCCCATTACAAACTATGAAGTCTTATGGAGATATAGACGGAACATAGGAGAAACAAAATGAGAACATTAAACGACTACTTTTTAACAACTAAAGTAACTGACATTAGTACAGCAGGAAGCACATTCGTTGCAGTACCTGATGGAGGTAGAATTGTTAAAATTTATACTTCAATCAAAAATGCTATTTCTACAGCAGATGCTGCATTATCATTTGAGATTGGTGGAACAGCAGTAACTAATGGTGGTATCACCGTTGCTTATGATGGTTCTGCTGCTGGAGATGTTGATTCTTCAACACCTTCTGCAAACAATAGAGTAGAAGAAGGACAAGCTATCGAAATCATTACTGATGGCGGATCTTCAACTGCTTGTGAATGTGTGATAACATTCGTAATTAGAAGATAATCTTTTAGGGGGTGGAAACACCCCCGTTAACTATTAGGAGAAAAATATGCATAAAGGTATGCGACCAGTAACTACACAAAAAATAAATTCAGCAGGTACATCTGCACAATCTGCTGCATTTGGAGCAAACATTGAATATGTTAGAGTAATTCCAGATGCTGATTGTCATATAGAATTTGGTGTTAATCCTACAGCAACTACTTCTAAAATATTTATGGAAGCTAAAACTTCCGAATTTTTTAAAGTTTCTCAAGGAGAAAAAGTAGCTGTAATTGGAACTGTAAATTTATACGTAACTGAACTAAGTGAGTAATGAGTATTTTAAGATCTGTAGATTCTGATGGTACAAAGTACTATTTTGAAGAAGATGGCAAACTTACTGTTAAACAATCTCAAAATACAGACTCAATCTTAAAAAAAAATAAAACTTTATATAACCAAGGTGATTCAGGTTACAATGTAGGCAAAGACATGAAACGTGTAGCTAGTATTCCTACACTTGTTTTAACTTTGTGGACTAAAGAATATAATGGTACTAATAATTGGTTTGGATTACCACACGAAACTAGAAAAAAAATTTTAAAACAAAAACTTAATAGTAGCGACTATAAGTATTTTAGAACTGCATCAGGGAGATTTTAATGGCTAAAAATAAAATTGAATTAATGGGAGATGGTAGATATTCTTATTCATTTGGAAATAATACTACTGTTTTCCTTTCAAAAAAACCTTCTAAAAAATTACAATCAGAAATTCAATCTGCATTTACAGGATATTCACCTTCAAAAAGTAAAAAAAATTTATCATCTACTTTTGCTAAATTTAATACATTAGAACATGTAATCCAAAATGATAAAAATGCTCCAAAAAAATATATGGCATTTAGATCACGACAAGTAAATAAAAAAACTGGACAAAAAAGACAAGTAATAGTTACAACAAAAGGAATGTTTGAATAATGGCTTTAACAACTTATACAGAATTAAAAGCATCTATAGCTAATTGGCTTAATAGATCTGATTTAACTTCTGAAATAGCTGATGACTTTATTAAACTTTGCGAAGCTGATTTTAATGCTAAACTTAGAATCAGACAAATGGAACAAATTGATTCTATTACTATTAATGCAGAAACAGTAACAGTACCAACTGGTTTTATTGCAGCTAGATCTTTATACATATTATCTGGAGGAACCAAATATCATTTAGAATATATTAGTCCTGCAAATTTGTATAAAACCAAAGGATCAAGTACTTCTGGATTACCTAGAGTTTATAGTATAGAATCAGATAATGGTACAGAAAGTTTTAGATTTGCTCCATCCCCTGATACGTCTTATACAGGTTACTTACAATACTATAAATCATTCTCTAGTCTTTCTTCTGGAACTGCTACTAACTATATCCTTGCCTATCATCCTGGTATTTATTTGTATGGTAGCTTGTATCATGCATCTAATTTCTTGGGTGGTATCGAGCCTAACCAACAACAACAATGGTTAGGAATGTATCAAGCATCTTTAGAACGATGCGAGAACAATGATAGAACAGATTCGTATGGTGCTGCACCTGTTGTACAACGTACAGATGTAAGTACTGATTTATCTTTCTATCGTAGAAAAGCATCTAGCTAGGAGTAAATATGCAAGTTTCTTTTGGAGAATGGCTACCTGATCAACCAAGCCATAATAATCCTGGATCCAATGTAGCAACTAATGTATATTATGCATTAAATTCATATAAACGATTTCCATCATTAGTTAGTTATTCTTCTAATAACATTGGTGCAGATTGTAGAGGAGGAGGTTCTTTTAGAGATGGTGCCAATAATGTTTATAATTTTGTTGCTAATAATACTGATATCTATCAATTAGATGGTGGAACTTTTACTTCAAGAAAAGGATCGTTAACTGGTGGTAATACAGACTTTTGGACATTTACTCAGTTTGGTAATTATGTCATAGCAAGTAATGGTGTAGATGCACCTCAATATTATTTAATGGGAACATCTACTAACTTTGCCAATCTTTCTGCTATAGCAACAGATGGAACACCTCCAGTATTTAGAACAAGTGGTGTCATAAGAGATTTTTTAGTTACAGGTAATCAAGCTAGTAATACCAATAGAGTTCAATGGTCTGGTATTAATGATATTGGTACATGGACATCAGGAAATAAACAAGCAGACTATCAAGATCTTCCAGGTTCTGGTGGAGAGATTGTTGCCATATCTTCTGGAGAAGTTGGATATATCTTTAGACAAAACCAAATAGTTCGTATGGATTATGTTGGTGGTGCAACAATATTTAGATTTTCTGTTATCTCTCCTAATAGAGGAGCTGTTTATGGACAAACAGTCTGTCAAGATAATAGACAAGTATTCTTTTATGCAGACGATGGATTTTATCAAATTAATGGTGATAGCGTTATTCCTATTGGTGCAGAAAAAGTAAATAGATTTTTTGATCTCGATTTGAACAAAGCATTTACAGATAGAATTGTAGCAGCAACGGATCCTTTTAATCAGTTAGCTTTATGGTTATATCCATCTGCACAAAATACTAATAACACAACAGGTATTTGTGATAGAATTTTAATTTATAATTATGCTACTCAAAAATGGTCATTATCAGAAGCTAGTTCATCTTTTATTTTTTCACAATTTGTGGGAGCTTATACTGTAGAATTAATGGATATTATTTCTCAAAACTTAGAAAATATTAATATTGCATTAGATACAGATTTTTGGTCTGGTGGACAAAGATACTTAGGTGCTATTGATGAAAATTACAAAGCTGCTATTTTTTCAGGAACGTCTAATATTTCTGAAATTGAAACTAGCGAATTTGAAGTATTTCCTGGTTTAAGAGCAAGTATTCAAGGAATTAGACCAATTATTGATGCAGAAGCTACTGTTACTATTAAAACTAGAGATAGATTAGCTGATGCAGAATCAACGTCTTCTACCTCAGTTATGAACAGTACTGGCATGAATCCAGTACGACAATCTGGTAGATATTTTAAAGCTAATATTAAAGTACCTTCTGGCACTTTGTTTACTCATGCACAAGGTATTGATATAATAGCTAGTAAAGCAGGTTTAAGATAATGGCTGATGTTATTGAAAGAGATATAGATAATGTTAGATACAGTTTTGAAACTCAAGAGTTTTTTCAACGACAATTGGAAGAATCTGTTAATAGTTTAATTAATAAAAATAATGTAGAAACTGACAAAGTTTTTGCATGGTTTATGGGATAATACATGACAGGAATTAAAGATTACTCAAGCACAGCAGCAAATAACACATCAGTAGGAGGAGTTAGTATTGCAGAAGGTATGTTACCTTCTAATATTAATAATGCAATAAGAGCTATTCTTGCAGACACTAGAGAATGGTATAACGATAGCCAATGGATTATTTATGGAGATGGAGATGCATCATTTACATTTGCTTATGCTAGTGCAACTTCATTTACAGTAGCAGGAGTTGACGTAACATCTTTCTATCATGCTAATCGTAGAGTAAGAGCTGTAGGTTCATCTACAGGAACTATTTACGGAACCATTAGCTCATCTTCATTTTCTACAAACACAACTGTAAATGTTACTTGGGATTCTGGATCATTACAAAATGAATCAATAACTATTTATGTAGCAGCTTTATCTGGAACCAATACTTCTATTCCAACAAATTCAGTCACTACTTCTATATTGGTAGATGGTTCTGTTACTACTGCAAAAATAGCAGCAGATGCAGTTACTAATGCAAAAATTGCTGATGACAGTATTGACTCAGAACATTATGTAGATGGTTCTATTGATACTCAACATATTGCTGATGCTCAAATTACAACTGCTAAAATTAATGATAGTGCTGTAACAAGTGCTAAGATTGCAGATGGAACAATTATTAATGCTGACATTAATGCTAGTGCTGCAATTGACGCAACTAAAATCCATGATGGTACAATTTCAAATACAGAATTTGGTTACTTAAATAATGTAACATCTAATATCCAAACTCAATTAGATGCTAAACTTGTTAAAGCAAATAACTTATCTGATTTAACAAATGCTGCTACAGCAAGAACAAACTTAGGTGTAGCAATTGGAACTAACGTACAAGCATATGATG